TATATGGAGAGTTTTTATGGAAGATAAATACAAAAAAGCACTATGGATTCCAACTGATCTACATATTGAGATCAAGGTATTTGCTGCAAAGAACAATATGAGCATAGAATCTGCTACTCAGTTGTTACTGAAGTTAGGTGTTTGTACCTATGAAGAGGAGAATGCTTGTGGGACAGAATAAAGAAGCTGTAGAAAAAAGAAGGCAAGAGATAGAGCAAGAAAAGTTAGACAAACAAATTAAATACTATTACTTTCAAAAAGGTGCTGGTGAACATTATAGAGAAATAGCATATATGAGTGGCAAAACAGTTAGGACTGATTATGGTGAACTCTAGGAACAAGGGTGCTGCATTTGAGAGATATATAGTTAATAAAATTAATGTCTATTTAGAATCTACAGGAAGAGAGAAAAGAGTAAAAAGAAACTTACAGCAATATCAAGAAAAAGGACAAGCAGATATTTACTTAGATAATATTGCCATTGAGTGTAAAAGATATAAAACAGGTCAAACAAATATGCCTAGAAATAATTGGTGGACACAAGCCTTAGAAGCTGCTGGTGATAAATATATACCAATTTTAATATGGAAGTATGATAGAAAACCAATTCAAGCCATAATACCTGCATGGTTAATGACAAATGTACCTAAATCAAACAAGGTTACTTTAATGTGTCCATTGACTGATATATGCGAGAACATGGATGAAATCATACAAAAGGCTAATGGATGTTAAAAGTTTTATGTTAGAAGAAGAATTTGAAGCGTATTGCAGACAACGATTTGATAGCATAAATGTTGCTTGTGATTTTTTAGGAATCATAAATGACGAAGATTATGTCAGCTTTAGAGAAAGAAACTACTCTTACTTGGAAGCTGATTTTTTAAACAGTATTGATAAAACAATACATTAATAAGGAGAGTATACATGGATATATTAGGTGGCATGAGTAGTGGTGGAGAATCACCATTTCTTAAATGGAAAACAGGAGATCAGAAATTTTATAATGGAGATAATCCAATAGAGTTTCAATATCTTCAACTTGATCCAGCTACATTTCTAAGTGGTTGGGGTGCATACAAACAAGTATCAGGTTATGACTTTGTATGGGATCAACAGTTTGGTGTAATGGGTGCAAAACCTGAAGAAGATTATAAAAGAGCTTTTTCTGCATGGGTTTTACCACAAGGATCATCAAGACCTTTGTTATGGCAAAATATGACATTTGCTGAAACAAAAGCATTTAACAACATACTTAGTTTGTTTTGGAATCAAAAAGATGCAAATGCTGATTTGCTACCAGTAGTCAAATTTGTTGGCTCAAAAAAAATACAGGTAGGTTTAGGGCAATCAAGTGAACTTGAGTTTGAGTTTGCTAAGTTTGCACCAAGAGCAGATGAGTTTGTTATACCAAGTTGGTACTTAGATGATGATATTTCAAATGTAAAAGGTAATGATGGTTTAGCTGATTTAGTCAATAAACAAATAAATGAAAGTAATGAACTTACAGATGATGATATTCCTTTCTAATGCAGAATATAGATTGGCAAAAGATCGCACCTGAAGTAGCTAGAGAACTATTAGGAGAGCCAAAAACAACTACATCTACAGAATATAGATGGGGAAATAAAGGCTCTCTTGTTCTTAATCTTGATGATGCTACATGGTATGATTTTGAAAATGATACAGGTGGTGGTATCGTTGATCTAATAAAACATTTAAACCAAGATGTTAAAGCAATATTAAAACAATATGGTTATGACTTAGCACTACAAAACAATAATTACTCCTTGTTAAATGGAACTATACCTACCCCCAGAGTTCCAATTAACAGTAGTGTTAAGTCATTCTCTAGGGAACAAATGATTGAACTATACAGACAAGCAAGTATTAAAGTTAAATACGCTGATAATTTTATAGTTCTTAGATTTCCTGAAGGTCATAACATCAAACAAAAGTATGCACCATTTACTTTAAATACAAATGGCTCTTGGTCTATGAAAAGACCTGAAGGTACATTACCTATTTATATTGAAGAAAAACATTTAGATAAACCAGTAATAATTAATGAAGGAGAAAAAGCATTACTAGGATGCCAACAAATTTATGACTACGATTCATGTACTTGGCATGGTGGAGTAAATGCATGGGAAAAAGCAGACTGGTCTAAAATATATAACAGAGAGGTATATATATTTCCAGATAATGATGAAGCTGGTAAAAAGTGTGCAACAGAAATATCCAGGCATTTAAAACAAAATGGTTGCAAAGTCACTATTGCAAATCCACCAAAAGAGTTTGCAGAAAAAGATGATTTATATGATGCTTATACTAACAACTTCTTTGATTCTTCAGATCAACTTATAAAATACATAAAACAAAATAATTTAAAACCACCAAGAGGTTCTTTATATTTCCAAACTGTAAATCAGATTATGGATAACCTCACTGAACCTGACTGGATGGTTGATAGGATATGTGAGAGAGGTACAGTCATGTCTATATTTGGATCACCTAAATCAGGTAAATCATTTTTAGCTATTGCTATGGCGTGTGCTGTGAGTTCAGGTAAAGATTTTTATGGTTTTAGTACAGCACCATCTACTGTTCTATATTTAGCTGGTGAAGGATTTATTGGTGTAGGTCGTAGGGTGAAAGCGTATGAAGAGTTTTATAATATAAATATTAGTGATAAACCATTATTAGTTTCTAATAGGGGTTCAAGAATAGGTGATGATGAAGAGTTTGCTATGTTGCAGAATGTTTGTAGGGATTTAGAAGTAGATCATGGAAGTATAGGTATGATTATCATTGATACTCTTGCTAGAAATTACGGACTCAATGAGAATTCTACAGAAGATATGAATAAGTTTATTCAGCGAGTAGATGAACTAAAAGAAGAATTTAATGCAACTATAGTTATCGTGCATCATACAGGACATGGTAGTAATGGTAGGGCAAGGGGTAGCTCTGTATTACCAGCAGCACTAGATTATGAGTTTAGAGTAGATAGAGATAAGAATAGTGACGATAAGGCTATGCTTGTTACTGTAAAACAAACATTAGTCAAAGATGGTACTCCAATAGATGATCTGTACTTTCAGTTTAAAGAACAAACGCTATATGGTTATAAAGGTGTTACTTCAGGTGTATTAGCTATAACAGATGAATCACCTAAGAAACTAGGACTTACAAGAGCAAGAGAAGAAACAATAAAGGCTATAGAAGATTATCAGAAAGAAAAAGAACCTAATGATCCAGTAAGTGTTTGGGTTAAGTTTACGATATTAAAAGCAAGAATGGACATATCAGATAGTGCATTGAAATCACGATTAGCTGATCTAAAAGACATGGAATTAGTACATTACAAAGAGGGTTATGGTTATCAGGCTAAATCCTTTGATAGTGAGGTATTTTGACATGGTTGGTTTTTGGTCGGTTTTTGGTTGGTTTTTGGTTGGGTTTTTTGGCAAAATCAATAGAAAGATGGTTGGTTTGGTTTGTATTTCTAATACAACCAACCACCAACCAACTAAGATTACAGTACTATGAACCAACCAAACACATATTTAGATAATCAGTTAAGAGAAAAGTTAAAGAGTTTACGAACTTATGAATCGCAAACTTATGCTAAGTGGGGTAACAGAAAAAGAATATTTAAAATGGTGGGTGTGGATTTTGAGATAAAGTTTTGCAGAGCAGAAATGATACTAAAACAATCATTACGATCTGAACCTACGCAAAAGAAGATAGCTAGAGTAGATATGATGAATAGGGCATTTCAACAATTAAACATAGAATGTGAGAAAAGTGGTTATCATCAAATACAACCTAATGCTAAATCATTCAGATTTGATAACAAAAATATACTGGTATGTGATACAGATGAAGAAAAACCATTACTTATCAAGATACATAAAGAAGAAAAAGATATCAGCATATTTAGTATAGAAGAATTACTTAGATGTATTCCTAATGATATTATGGAAGCTAAACAATTATTATCGAAACTTAGTAAAGAAGTAAACTTTGTAAGAATAAAACATGAAAAACAGAAATCTAAAAAATCACGATAATTGGCAAACTCCACCTGAACTTTATGATAAATTACATAAAGAGTTTAACTTTGATTTTGATCCTTGTCCTTTATTTGCACAATTTGACGGATTAAATATTGAGTGGGGAAAGAGAAACTTTGTAAACCCACCTTACAGTAGAAAATTAAAAGATGCTTTTGTAATGAAAGCAATACAAGAATCCAAACAAGGTAAAATTTGTGTATGTTTATTACCAGTAAGCACAAGCACAATATTGTTTCACGAACACATACAACCAAATGCAAGTGATATAAGATTTTTAAAGGGTAGAGTTAGATTCATAGGAATAAATACATTTGGAGAAAAAGTTAATAACAAAGCAGGTATGCACGATTCAATGATTGTAATTTTTGGAAAAGAAAAGTGCCAACTAAATTAAAGAAAAGTGTTAAGACATATAATAGAAAAACAGGTAAGACTAAAGTTGAACATTTTTATATACATGCAACAAAGCAAACAGAATTAGAGAGAATTGCAAATGATCCAAATGCAAATCCTAAGTTAAGAATTAAATGTAGAAGAGAGATAACAAAAAGGAGAATAGCAAATGAAAGACCTAGTAAATGAACCACCACATTATAATATTGGTGATATAAACTGTTTGGCATTGATAAAACAACAGTTAGGTAAACAAGGTTATTTAGCATATCTTACTGGTAGTGCTTATAAGTATTTATATAGACATGAACATAAAGAAGAAAATATATCTGATCTAAAAAAATGTAGATATTTCATTGATGCAAAAATAAATGAATTAGAGAACTTATGAAAATAGACAAACAAAAACTAAAAGAAAAAATACAACAGGGCAAATCATCACATGATGTTGCTATGACATTGGGATGCTCACCATCAACTGTTAGAAGAAAAGCAAAACAGTTAGGACTTAAATTTAAAACTAAATCACATTGGCATAAATATGAAAGTTAATGTAAAAAGTAATATTAAAGAAATAACTAAGTGGACTACTAACGCACAAAAGAAACAAATACCTTTTGCAACATCTGTAGCAATCAACAATACTTTGTTTCAACTAAAAGCTGAACAGGCAAAGCAAATGGACAAAAAATTAGATCGCCCTACTCCATTTACTAAAAGAGGATTTTTTATAAACAAAGCTAAAAAGAATATGTTAGTTGGTGTACTGTTAATGAAGGACATAGTTGCTAAGTATATGCAATTTCAAATAGAAGGTGGTACAAGAACAACTGGCAAACAGATACCAGTACCATATAAACCTAATGCAAGATTAAATAAGTTTGGTAACATCATTGGAAAAAGAACTGGATTGATAAAAAAGAATACACAATTTATAGGTAATATAAATGGTACAGATGGTGTATATGAAAGAACTAAGAAAGGTACAAAATTACTAATAGGTTTTGAAAGGTCAGTAACATATAGACCTAGATTCCCTTTCTACAATATTGCTATTAAGTTTAGTAATGCAGTCTTTGATAAAAATTTTACTAAAGCATTTAATAGAGCTTTAAAGAGTGCCAAGTAATGCTAGGTTCTTATACAACATAAATCGTGGGTTATTCGAGAC